GATCACAGTCCTGGCTACAGCTAAAGCTGCAGCAGCAGGGATCTCGACAGCTATTAAACTTGGCAAGGATGTCTCTGCCATAGTCAAGGACATGAGTATCTTGATGAAGGCTGAAGGAGATCTAGCTAGATTAGCAGCAGATCCACCACGGGGCTGGGGTCAAAAAGAAAGCGCAGAGGAGATTGCGCTTAAAGCATTTGCTGCCAAACGTGAAGCCGAGGAGATGAGAAACCAGGTTAAGAATGAACTGGTGTCTCAATACGGAATCACCGCATGGGAGCAGATACAATCAGAGATCGTTCGTATCCGCAAAGCACAGAAAGAAGCTGCGCGTAAGGAAGCAGAAGCAAGGGCCGAGCATATCAAGATGCTTATGTGGGTTATCCCATCATTGGGAATCCCAATAATAATCTTGATCATCATTATTGTAGCTATCATCAAAAGCTAAAGGGAGGACATCATGGACTTTAGTAAACTAGGCAGTCTCATCGCATCGGTTGCACCAACTCTTGCAACTACAGTTGGTGGGCCGCTAGCTGGCCTTGCAGTCAAGACAATCTCAAATGTTCTACTTGGCAGACCAGACGGCTCGCCTCAAGAACTTGAGACAGCAGTACAGAATGCTACGCCAGAGCAGATAGCACAGCTTCGCAAGGTCGATGCTGACTTCAAAATCCGCATGAAAGAACTCGACATTGATCTGGAAAAGATCTCGGTTCAGGATCGCGGCCAGGCCCGTGAGATGGCCATGAAGACTGGCAACTGGACGGCTCGCATCCTGTCTTTCCTTATTGTCGGTGGCTTCTTTGCTTGCTTGGCTTGGATGCTGTTTCGCGGAATGCCGCAGTCAGGAACCGAAGCCATTCTCATGATGCTCGGTGCCCTGACAAATACTGTCACCGCTGTAGTCAGCTTCCACTTTGGATCTAACTCAGCAGCGCGAGAAAAAGATCGCAACTCTAATTCTGAACTTACGGGAGTCCGGTAATGCGTGAGAACTTTGACGATAGCTTTAAGCACCTCCTCAAACATGAGGGTGGCTTTGTTAATCATCCTAAAGATCCAGGTGGTATGACAAATCTTGGCGTGACCAAGCGAGCCTGGGAAGAATACCAAGGCCGAGAGGTTGATGAGGCTGAGATGCGTAGCCTTACCCCAGCTATTGTAGCTCCATTCTATAAGGCTAAGTACTGGGACAAGATTAAAGGTGATGATCTTCCGGCTGGCGTTGACCATGCTGTCTTTGATTACGCTGTTAACAGTGGCACAGGACGCGCAGCAAAGGCCCTACAGGCGGCAGTCGGGGTTCCGGCTGATGGTGCTATAGGTCCAAAGACGTTGGCCGCTGTAGCCGATGCTGACCCTGAAGAATTGCTTGATGCTATCTGTGACGGTCGGATGGCTTTCCTCCAGGGCCTTCCTACCTTCAGCACCTTTGGCAAGGGCTGGACCCGCCGTGTTGCCGAGGTTGAGGATCAGGCAAGAGACTTCATGGCTTGATGGTTAGCGGCCCCTTTGACTGACCATCATGACTGGCCCAGAGGTATCCTCCCTGCCTCTGGGCCTTTTCATTTCTTAATGTATTCCTGAAGGATGACTTTAGATTCTGGTGTAAGACCGTACCCAAAGCCACGATAGTTTAAGATCTCACACCCAATAGTTGCCAGTTTCTTTCTCATCTTACAGATAACAACCTTAGTTCTCAGATCTACTGCATCCTCATCTGATGCTCTCTTTGTATCAATAGAAGATGTTGCCTGGTCAAGATGCCATTGAGATACTTTCTCCATACGATACATAGTATAGAGCAAAGCTGCTTCTTGTAATGTCAATCCAAGTTGATAGTTAAATGGATTAACAGTTGGGAAGATGAGATCGTTTAGATATCGGACCTCTTCTTCAAGATCCTCGATGCGCGAACGCAAAACCTTGATTTCTTCGATGGCCATTCCGATAGCAGGATCACGCAAGAAACTATAAGCATCCTCTAACTCTGCCAGCTTATCTTTAATTGCGCTCATCTTTCTTCTCCCCTAGTGCTTTTTTAATTATCAATCGAATACGTTCTTTTGTTCCATAACCAGAGTCGCGTATTCTTTCCAAAGCAACTTTATAACGATGAGCTTCTTCTTCATGCGCCATAGCTTCTTTGTAGTTCTCATGCCACATTGATGCTTGGGCTTCCCAATATTTAGCTTTGCTAGAAAAGCCATTTCTCCTTTTGGAAATACATCTTCAGTCATCTTTCTTCTCCCCTAGTGCAGCGCGGGCTTTGATGCAAAACTCCGCAAACAATTCTTCCAATGGCCTGTGCCAGATTTCTGTCGTTGTCAAATATTAACCGCAGCACCGCTTCCAGCGCCTCAATGCGGTCAGCGGCAGCATCCATCAGATCATTGTTGCCATCGCAGTATTCTCGAAGCCGATTCACAAGATCATCTGACATTTTCATCATCCTTCTGCAAAGCAGAGCAAGCCCAACTAGCTAGATCTTCTTCATCAGATCTATTTGAATAGGCAATATCGTGTAGTTCTCTACGAAGAAAACCAACACGATCCTCTAAACAGGCTACTTGATATTCAAGTTCTTCAATCTCTGATGCCATTGCTGTTGGTATATAGTTAGCCAACAGTCTTTTCAGTTTTAGTATCCACATTGCTAAACCCTCCACTTAGATCACGCACCATCTCGGCAATGATCTTGTCTATGTTTTCAGGTGTCTTACTGATGCCATGAAGCACTGTTGTGTGATCTCTGCCACCAGTTAACTTACCCATTTGCGGGAAACTCATACCTGTTACCTTTCTCGCAATCTGCCAAACAAGTTGACGATTGTGACAAAGATCATTTGTTCTACGATGCGAACAAATTTCCAACTTAGTGTATCCAGATCTCTTGCAGACCCAGCGCATGATGTCTTGGAATTTGATATTAGATATATCAAACTCCCTGGCTTTGAATGATGTTAGATCTGGGAATGACGCATTGACAGTCATTGATGGACCAGGAGAAAAGATTGTTTTCTTTGGTGGTTCAGGTTTAGGTTGAACCTTAGGTCTAAACTCCAATGCTCGATTGATTACCTTTGGAGTCGGGTCCATCTTGGCGCGGATTCTTTTATACCGTTCCTGAATTTCCTCGATTGTTTCCATTGTTCTGTCCCAACGCATCTGAGTAACTACGAAGCAGTTCATTATATTCCTTGAGCAGCATGATCTGCGCTTTATGCAAACCATTAACATGGTCAAGGAGATCGACGATGAGGTTCTTCACCTCACCGCCTGCTTGAGAACGAGCAAATTCCATTGCCCGATAAGTTAGATCAAAGCTCTCTTCGATCTGAAACTCAAGTACTTCTTCTGTACTAAGTTTAACTTCAAACTTATCGTCAGACATCCTGCTCTATCCTTGCATTAGCACCAAACTTCTTTGCAATTTCAGCAATGTCATCTTCAATAGCCACGTCCATTGGCTCTACCTTGGGCATAAGCACAGGGCCACGCCAGCGATCATCAAGATCTGGGCGATAACGCATCATCCAAATCAGGAACATGAGCGATGCCATTGCATGAGACGCATGAAGCAAGCCACTATCTGGATCGACATCTTCGCAGTCATTGAGTGCATGAAGATGGCGCATGGTTGCACCAATTAACCGAGAATACTGGATGCCTTCGCGCCAGTTCTCTGCCCCATACTTGTCTCTGCCGTGGGCTAGAACCGAAGCCAAAGCCTCCATTGCAGTGCGATCAATCAAATGCATTGGCAGTTTGCCGTGATCGTCTTTATTTCCATTTGCGTTTGACATTTTTACCTCCACCTTATGCTGCTTCAATCTGGCCGATCTGCCAGAAATCCTCTAAAAAACTTGCGGCCTTAGACGCATGAGATGCTGCGGTGAACAGTGCCATCTTGTCTTTCTTAGCAATGGTCAACCAGCCCTTGAGATAGGAAGCGTGATCTTCACGGGTATGATTATCAATCTTCCATTCAGCAGCAAGGAATGCAGCGCCTAACTCGGCTACCAGTTCTTCCATTGCATAGGCATCTGACTTAAATCGACCAGAGAGATCTCGATCAAGTCTTTGCTTTGCTCCTGTCCAATGAACAAGTTCATGGAACAGAACAGAATAATAATGATAGCCATCTTTGAACTGCTCAAAGTTTGGCATACGAATCATATCCTGACTTGGGATATAGCAAGCCTGGTTATGACCATGCGAGATATTCGCATTGGTATATCCAATGAACTGCTCGATGAGCTTGATGCGCTCGCCTTCGCCTATGCTCTGTGGGGGCGTCGGCTCGGCGGCGCATTCACCATCGACCTGGTTGGCATTGAATACATGAGACACCTTGGAGACCATGACTTTATCAAGGTTCCCATCGGCTGCTTCTTTTGTATACTCTTTGAAGAAGATGATAGGCGTACCTTTCTCGCCACGCTTAACAGTACCACCCATGTCATGCCACTGTTTAAATGTAGCCCAGCGATTAGAGCTATAGTCTTTGCTCATTACTGTCAGCCAGCACATAAGGATATTGATACCACGATAGGGCGTCTTGCTTTTGGCATTCATCGGGATCGACATCCCTGTTTGATGCCAAGGTGCTGACCACTTACCCGTCGATGTCTCCATCATTTCGACGAGTTTGTTGGTTACTTCCTGGTATGCGTCTCTCATAACTTTTCTCCCTTGCTTCGAGACTCACCTTCAAGACACTCAAGATGCCAATGATTGTTGAGAGCTTGGCATTCGCACGTCCTGCTTCGATGTTGATAATAGAGAGTCGGCTGATGCCGACCCTCCGTGCTAACTCATCTTGTGTGATCTTTAGATCGGCCCGACGATCACGGATAAGCTTTGCAATTTGATTTGTTACCGTGTCAGAACGGCATATCTTCATCAGTATCATAGCTGGTTTTCTCCTGCTTATTAGAAGAGCCAGCGTTATCGTCACTCTTAGATCCGATCAACTGGAACTCACCATTGAATGGGCCAAGTACAACTTCCGTTGCTTGCTTCTTGACGCCATCCTTTTCGTAGTCTCGGATCTCAAGGTTGCCTTCGATATAAACCTTGGTTCCTTTGCGAACGTATGTCTCAATGACTTCGATCTTCTTCTGATCCCAGACCGAGACATTAACCCACATTGTGGTCTTTTCTTTCTTGACCCAGCGATTAACAGCTACAGAGAACGAAGCCTTGCGCTTGTCTCCATACGTTTTGATGTCTGGATCTTTGCCGATGTTACCAATAAGTGTGACCTTGGCTACCATGATTATGCCTCCTCAAGTGTCTTACGTTTTTCAAGATACATCTGTCGCAGCAATCCAATATCTGGCTTCGACAAATGTTCTGCCTTTGCTTTGATATCAGCAGAGACTTGCTCCAGTTCTGACGGCAGCGTTGCCATATTGATTGCTAGTTCAAGAGCAGCAACCAATGGATTACGATAGGTCGTAACCTGATCCTCATCTGGATCATCGCCTGTCTCAAGGCCGAGTGTCTTTAGCAAAGCATACTTAACAGCATAAGACATAGCTTTGCCTGGACCCTTGTCCTGGTCATCGAGTCCATAGCCGAAACTATCAACGTCGATGAAATCTACTGGATCATCTATGTTCACGAACCGAACCGTCATGTTGCATTCAGTTCGATTACCTGTCTGTCGGCTGCTGACATGAACAGGATAGTAAACAATCCCTGCTTCAAGCAAAGCTGGTCGTACCTTGGATGTCACGCTGTCATGCGAGACAATCGAGTACCGCATACCCTGCTTCTTTTCCTTCTGAATGTAAGTCACCTTCTGCATTGCTGCGGCAAGGCGTTGGTGAATATTAGAGACGGTCATCTGTTCCTCCATAGTCTTCATCCGTTCCCATTCCTGCGCTTGCTAATGCGCTCGCATCATCACCATCAGCATCATCTTCTTGTGCTGCGGTTTCATCAAGCTCATCATCAATGTCCATCCTAATTGAGATAGCTTTCTCAATCAGGGCTTTCATTAGATCATCAGCTGGATCGTTGAAGAACTCTTCGACTTGGAATGCAAAGTCATAGAGCGTCATCATATAGTCATGTCGTGTCATTTGAAATCCCTATGCAGCCAGACAATATGGTTACGACCAGATCCACCGCGCTGCTTACGACGGCCTGAATCCACGATGATACCAGCATCGGTCAACTCTGATCGACGAGAGCGATAGGTTGAACCTTGATGTTGGAAGTGATCATTGAGTTCGAAGTCTGTGAAGCCGAAGTAACTACGGCTCATTGCGTAGTCTTCGACAAGTTGCTGAATTTCATTCAGCTTTGGGATCACAGATTGTGCTGCTTCAAAGCTGGTATCTGGATCGCCTTCGCGAACACGCTGACGAGCAGCTTCAAAGATATCGTCGATCTGCTTAAAGATATTCATCTTACTTCTCCTTGGTCGGACGGATTGTGATGCGACCACGCTTATCGCGCTTGGCTGTAATGCCGTGGCCGTATGCTTCAGACACATCATCCTCAACTAGTTTACGCAACTCATTCTT